TTAATCCAGTCATCTGGTAAGTTATTTACCATATGATCAAACTTTTCATCAGTGATAGCAGAACCGGATGCTTTAGCAAAGTTTTCTTTAGTTACATCCTTGATAGTCATCTCGCGCCCAAGGACATTAAACACAACAGCAGCATAGAGTGCTTGAGAAGACTCTGCAAGTTTAGTTAGTGCTGCTCCTGCACCCGAACCGCCACCAGCACCTTTCTTGTAAATTAGTTTAATGACTCCTTTCTGCAAAGGAATTTTAGTTACAGGAAATGAAGACTCACTCTTATCAATCTCATTGACATAGTTTATTCTTAACTGTACAAGTCTCTTAGATATTTTATCCTGTATCTCTGCTCTCTGAGAAGATATGACACGTATTTTATCTACTTTCGGTCCTGCTTTTATAACCTTAGTTTGAACTCCTTGCAAAGCAGAGTTTATTGCAAGTAATACCTCAGAGTCAGACATTATAGGTTATACTATTTTAAGTATTTAGAATAGGAAAAAAAAAATTACAGTTTACCTTCAACAATTGCAGATCCAACAACTCTGGTATATTGTTCTAATGTACCATCTTGCTCACACTTAAGATGCCAACGTGTCATAATGATTACATTATCTCTAAGTGCTCCTGAGAGCATTTTACGTCCTTCTTTAGTCATCGAACTAAACAATCCGTATCGTGTTTCCCAAACATAGAAACACTCATCTATAAGTTCGGCACCTTCAGGAACTTTAATCTCTTCGGGTTTAGTCTGATCAGAGTTCATATGCTGCCCACTGACCGTTAGTTTTAATTGCTACAGTTCCAGGTGGTACATTCTCTGGAGATTCTACGATTTGTGCTCCGTCTTCATTAATTTTCTTATTAAATCCAAATGGACCTTCTTTATCGTCTAATACAAGTTTCAGTGCCACACCACCGACTGCTTCCATTACTTTGAGAATATCTTCAGGTTTAGCATCTTCACCAAGTTCTTTGGCAACGTACCAATACTTGGGCCAGAATGTTTCTCCTGCTTTTTGATAGTCTTCAAGTGTGAGTAGTTTCATTTGCCTCCTGTTTCATAGTTTAGTTTATCGTCTTGCTCTTTTAACTTACGATGACGAATTCCCTCATGAAGAGCAGCAATTGCTGCTTTAGTCTCGGAAGTTTCTTCCCACTCCCATTGTTGATCATGCTTGTTTTTAAATGATTTTTTGCTCATTGTCCAAACCTCTTATCCATTTTTAGTTTGACATAATACATTCCTAAGATCCATACAGAGAAGAGGAATCCCTCCCCGTAGGACATAGAGTTCCATGCATGTACTGCACCGTCCATCACAGGTCTCCTTCCTGACGATTTTCAGAGTAGTGAACATCAAACTCACCACCAGGATAACGTGCTTTGAGTTTATCAACATTCATCTCAATGATCTCATCAATGGTAGTATCAAGACCCATACATGCTTGTGCAACATACCACATAATATCTCCAAGTTCACGTTTAAGATGAAACAGATTTTCATCGTTGACGGGTTTACCCTGGAAGATAATCTTCTTAACAATCTCAGTAAACTCACCTGCTTCAGCAGACATTCCTACAGCAGCAGTAAGCAATCGCTCGGTAGGAAACTCTTGACCTTCAAGTTCTTGGATACGATATACGAAAGCTTCGTGATCTTTACTTTGTTCCGAGGTAACGCCATTTACAAATTCAAGATATCGTTGTGTGTCTACAGTCATCAGAAGTTAAGTGTGGAAAATTTGTTTTTAGATTTTTTGGTATCTTCATTATTATACTCCTCTTCCTTACCATTGTCAAGGATATCTTCTTGTGCTGTTTGTTCACAATCATACAAACGCATCTTGGCACGATCAATACCAACTACAAACCTCTTACAAAGGTTTGCATCATTATAACGATTCTTCAATTGCTTCACAAGTATCTGTCCCAAGGATTCGAGTTCTTCAGTCGAAATAAGGGCAAACATAAGATCAGCAGTAGCAGGGAGACCAAAGGACTCACTAGTGTCAGTAAGCTCAACGTCAGAGCTACCATAACCAGAACGAGTGGTCTGCGTGGCAGAAACGATAGGGACGTTTGCTTCGACAGCCAATCCTCTAAGTTCTTCAGCAATTGCTTTAATATATGAATATGAATTGACAGTGCTGTTTCCGCGATACCTTTCGGAAGCACATATATTAAGGTAATCAATGAAAATAATATCAGGTCTAAATGACTTCTTAAGTGCAAGTTCATTAAGGAGTGATTTAAAATGACCACTATGTGCGCTCGCAGTTGGATATTCCTTAATTATAAGAGTACCTTGAGTTTTGTCAGCAAGTTTTATTACCTTACTTTCAAACACACTCTTTGGCAGTTCATCAATATCCTGAATAGGAACATTCAAGAGGTTCGCATCAATTCTTTCAGCAATGCGTTCTTCTGCCATTTCCATTGTAATGTAGAGAACGTTCCTCCCCTGGAGCAAGACGGAGCTAGCCACATGGCACATGAATAAAGATTTCCCGACACCTGTACCAGCAAGCGCGATGTTAAGAGTTTTGTTAGGGAGCCCACCTTTCGTGATTTTGTTAAAGTAGTCGATATCAAACTCAATTTTTTCCTCCTTTCTATGATAGGTTTCGTATCGTGATTCATAGTCTTGTAAGTAATCATGACCAATGTGATTATCAAAACTAACTGATAGTGCATCAGAAAGAATTGATGGGATTGCATCACGATTTTTCTTCTCATCATTGCCATCAGCAATGTGAATTGATTCCATCAGTGCTTGATAGATTGCACGGTCGCGACACCACTTTTCAGTTGTATTAGTCAACCATTCCTTTTCCACAGAAACATCTTCCAAACACTGAATGAGTTGAACAAGTTCCCTGAAAGAGTTCTCATTCACATCATTGCGCTTCTCAACTTCAATGAGAAGTACTTCTTTAGTAGCAAGTTCGTTATATTCTTGAATGAACTTGAAGATTTCTTCAAAAACAATCTTTTGATTTAAGTTTTCAAAATATTCACTTTTAATAAAAGGAATTACCTTTCTTGCATAATCTTCATTAAACAATAGGTTTCTAAGAATTAGAAACTCAACCTTCTCCATAACTAAATTCTCTTTTTGCGATTTCGTCAAGTTGTTGCATCACTTCTTCAGTGAAATAAACCTCAGGTTCTTTAAGGATTGCTTTGGCATAGACTTTCTTACCATCTATCTCATAACGTCCTGCAACGTTCTTCCAAAGTCCTCCAATTTCACCAAGTTCTAACAGACCATAATACTTATCAAGACCACGTTCATCATAAAATAGACGAATGGTGACCTCCTTATTCTCCTTACTTAGACGTGACTTGTGAGTCTTAGCCTTGATAAGATTCCCAACTACTTCTGTTCCATCTTTCTCCTTTTTCTTGCTGAGATAAATGATTGAAGTTGCAGCATATTTAAGTCCACTACCCCCACCCATTTCTTTCATTGGTACATAAGAACCAATGACATCATAGGTATGATTGGTAACAATCATAGGAATGTTTGCTTGTCCTAACTTCAGAGTTAACATTCTGAAGGCACCCTTAATCAGTTGTGATTTTGTCATATCACGAACCAGTTTTTCGTTGAGTGCATCAGTAATCTCTTTCTCAGTCGAAAGCATTCCTAAAGAGTCTAGCACAAACATGCAGGGTTTGCGATCTTCCTCAGGTGTTTTTTGATACATGTCCACTGCTTTGAGTGCCTTGCTACGAAACTCTTCGACAGTAACTACATTTACTACAACAAGACGATTCAGATCGATTCCACGACTTACTAGTAGTGACTTATTAACTGCTGCCTCAGTATCAAAATAAAGGCAATATGCATCGGGATTAGTATCCAAGAAGTTCTTGACCACTGCGAGTGCAAAGAAAGTCTTTCCAGTAGAACTTTCGCCAGCAATTGCAGTGATTTTATTGCCAGATACACCACCACGGATAGACCCAGATACAAGAGCATTAAAGATGAACGAACCAGTGTCAACGTATGTTTCAGTGTCGTCAATGTCTGCTGCCAATTTGGTATAGTCATCACCAATTTCTTTTACAATATCTTTAAGAAAGTCCATTAAGAGAAAAATGAATCAAGATTTACAGTTTTTTCGACACTCCAGCCAATAGAATCAAGAATAATCTTGAGTGGTTCAAGAAATGCTTTGTCAAATTGTAGTTCATAGTCTACATATTTGTCAAACCCAAGTTCCATAGGAAAATCTTGGATAAATGAAATAACATTCTCATGGATGGGGTTTGGTTTTTTCAAATAACAAAATTTAATTTTTTCGCCACTTTGAATAAGTGAATATTTATCCGTAAGTTTTGCCTTCTTTACATAATAATTAAAGAGAAGTGCTCCTCTAGCGTGAATAGGAGTTCCTTTTGAGTAGATGTTGCTCGTAGATTTATACTTATCAACATCAGAAACACCTCTGGGGAATGAGATTTGCTCTGGAGGAAGTTTTCGGAAGTCATAACGACACTGTTCAATATATTTTTGAACCTCATCTTCGGTTCCAGTCATCAGAATCTTAAATGCATCCTTTAGCATCTTTCGACAAGGAGCAGGAGTAGATGACTTCACAGATTCAATACCCATAACCTTTAATTTTGGTTCAGAATATTGAACTCCTTCACTATTCCATACGTTGAGAATGTATCGCTTCTTTGCAGTCCATATACCACGGTCAGCGATATTCTCACGCTTCATTTGCATTTTCTGTTCATACGCATTGACGTAATCCGCAAGGTTTTGATAAGAGGATTCAATGAACGGTTCCAACTTATCCTGACAAATTTTGTCAATGATCGAAACAATTTTGCTCTTGTCGTCAACTTTATCACCAAAAAATTTATCAACAATAGGTCCAAAGTTAAGATATATTGAATCGGTGTCAGATGCGATGACATAATCTACACCTTCTGTTTTTAACAGATTATTTAGATAAGTATTAACTCGAATTTCAATCCAACGAATAGAAACTTGACCAGAAAGTGTAATTGCCTCAGCGTTTTCTAGTTTGTAATAGCGGAAATATTGGTTACCAATAGCACCATAAGCAGAGTTAAGAGAAATCTTTTTTGCCATTTGAATGTTGTTACAACGTGCGATTTCTTTTTCAAGTGATTTGGTAGGATTCTTCTCATACTGCTGCTTGGCTTCAAGCATTCTTTTCTTGAATACAACTCGATCCCCATACATCTTCTCCATCAGTTCAGGAAGAAATCCTTTTATGTCCTTTCGGAACATTGCACCATTTGCACATACTGAGTTGTCTTTATACAACTCAAAGTTAGTCTCTTGGTTGAGAATTTTATTCACAGAAACGCTAGGATGTCGATCTTCCAACAGAGTTTCGGGTGAAATGTTATATTGCATAATCAGGTGAGGATACAGAGAGTTCAAGTCAAAACTCACAACCCAGTCATACACACCAGGTTTGGGTTCCTTCACATAGGCACCAGCATACTTTTCGTCCTTGTCTGAACGAACCTTAGGGGGAATAACAATATCACGCTTCTTAAGATAGTTGTAAATGATATTATCCCACATACGAACCTGATAGAACACGTCTGCAAAGTTGACCTTGGCGTCATATGCCATCGTCAGTGCAAGTTCAATCAGTTTCATCTTGTCTTCCAGACGGTCAACAAGTTCCACATCAACGATGTTATATTCAATAAACTTCTGCCAACCATGAGTGTAGAAGTCTTTAAAAGTATCAAACTCAGAGTGGTCCAGTTTCTTCTGACCCAGTTCTACCTCAGCGATATAGTCCAGACGATAAGACTCCTGTGCCTTGTAGGTGAACTTCTTGTAGAGGTCAAGGTAGTCAAGTTGGGTCAGTCCGCCAATATCAAATACAACGTGCTCACGTCCCTTAATAAACAACTCTCCTTCAGTCACAAGACCCCAGTTGGAGAAACGCTTCATCAACTTCTCTCCAAGCACCCTGTTGAGGCGCTTGCAGATGTATGGAATATCGAAAAACTGAATGTTCCATCCCGTGACAACATCAGGAACGTTTACCATCCAATAATTAATAAAGTGACTCAGAAGATGATGCTCACTAGGGCAGTAATGATAAGTTACATTCTTTTGCTTGTTGATAAAAGGTTTAACGCCCCAAGTAATAATCTCTTTTGACGTATAGTCTTGAATCGTGATAGCAAGGATCTCTTCTTCAGCAGACTTTACATCTGGGAAACCATACTCGGCAGTCGTCTCAATATCAAGAGTTATCAGTTTGATGTGACTAATATCAAACTTGATTTCATCTTCAGGATACTTATCAGAAATATACTGACAGACATACCTATCATTACCGTAGATCTTAAACCCATCTACATCTTTATATGTTTTATAAAACTCCCTGCAGTCACGAATACTTCCAGGTCGAATTGATTCTACATATTCACCTTCAAGAGTTTTATACTTTGTTTGCTTCTTTGACGGAACAAACAAGGTTGGAGAAAACTCTTCTTTAAAGGTAACTTGTTTACCATTATCATAACCACGAACCAGAAATTGATTCCCGATCATTTGCACATTAGTGTAGAAACGCATTACTTAGTCAGGTTTTGATATTTTTCTAGTAGTGTTGGTTTGGGATCACAGATGGTTAAAATTTTGTCAGAATGTATCATATAAACATTTTGACTAGTATGTTCAACTAACCAAGGAGAAAGAGTTTTGTCTTGATTAATAAGAAAAGGTTCTGTCAGTTTACAATCTGGTTCTCCCATTTCAGAACCAATTTCTTCAATCTCCGTCACTAGAATCTGTTTGTTCATCATCACTAAAAGTTTTATCTGCTTTTCCATTGTTTAAAACTCCTTTTTCGTACATAGTTTTTAATTTTTCTACAGGTTCTACCAATGTAATAACCCAATCTGCAGAAACAGGAACATCCTGATCTGCTGACAGTGGAATCCAAGGGAACATACTAATCTCAAAAGATTTGTTTCCTTGTAGGTCAGAAAGGTTTTCTTTATTTTCAAGTTTTACGACACATGGTCTTTTGAAAATATATCCAATTACTTTTTCTCCTTCGTCTTTCTCGATGACCATCTCTTGCATATCAGAGATAATATCTTCGCCAGATTTAAGAACGGCAAGTTTTACAGTCATAATTTTTTCATACTTCCCATTTATTATAGCATAAAAAAGAGGGGTTGTCACTGGATTGTGCCAGTTGCCCCTCTGCGACGACGATATTTGGGGTTCACCCAAAAGTATTTAGAACCAAACCTTCTTTTGATGATGTTCAGGAACAATCCTACCAAGAACAATACTTAGTAACCCATCCTCAAATACAACTGATCTAACTTCCGTTTCTTCTGCCAATGTCCAAGTTCTGGTGAAAGATCGTTGAGCCATTCCTCTGTGGACATAAGTGGTTTCTGATTCGGTATCCTC